GGTTGCCATTAGGCGCTCGCAAACACAGGACCGCTAGCGCGCTCATACCGTTTGATTGCCGTCACAATCTGCTCACCAATCTGAGCACCGTTAGCACCCATCCCAGCGTTCACAGTGATACTGATTTTCGCACCCCCACCTAAGCGATTGTTTGGAATGATAGTGCCACCACCCTGATTGGGGACAAACAACTCAGGACCCATCTCACCCACCAGATATGGTGTCCCACCCAACACAGGTCCACCCACAGCCCTAGTGAGCACCGGTCCTACAGACTCAGCCTCAAAACCAAGAACAGCGTTCCTAATCCCTTCACCAATAAACTTACCTAAACTGAGAGGCAAAATCTTTTGAACATCCGTACCTAGCTGTTTCAGTTGCTCAATAGTGGTAGTGCCACCCTTACCCTGCAGCAGATTGATGGTGTCATTGATAATCCCCAGGGCAGTACCAATGTTCTCCAGGTTTCGCCCAAGCTGGCCCAAACCATTCAGCAGACTATTTTTCGTCAAGTCTGCAAGGAACTTACCCACATCAGACTCCACAAAACGGTTTGCCTCAGCAGCGATCACACCAAACCCTGCCGAGATGGTAGCCATGCCCTCTTGAAAACGAGTATCCTCAAAGATTTCCTTGACAGCAGGGAGAACCTTCTCGCCCAGCAGCTCCTCAATACCATCAACGATTTTGTCAATAGAGTTGAAAATTGCAATGAAGCCCTGCTCAATCGGCTCTTTGTTCTCATTCATCCATTCAGAGAAGTCCTCAAGCCGAGGATTGATGTGCTCAAGTAGCGCATCACCAATAGGAATAAGGCTTTCTTTAGCCGTCTCCATCGCCACAGCAAACTTATTCTCAGCAGTATCCTGGACAATGCCCAGCGCCTCCTCAATAATGCCGAGACCGTCGTTCATCTCGCCAAAGACCATCACATTGTCCTCGACATTTGAACCCATCAAGTCCAGGACACCAGCCAAGGCGCGGATGTTTCCAAACACTTCAGTAGTGGCAGTGATGTTTCCGTCAAACTCTTTCGTCAAAGTTTGTAATACTGATAAGAGGCCTTCACCGCTAAGTTGTTCCTGCAAACCTTGTGCAGACAACCCCATCTCTGCTAAAGCATCTTCCGCTTCCTTTGTGGGAGAAGCGATAGTTGCCAAAATCTGTCGTAGCTGTGTGGTAGCAGTGAAAGCATCAGTACCAGTACGAGACATACCGGCAATCGCAGCAGCGACATCATTGAAAGAAACATCCATCGCAGATGCGATAGGCAACACTTTGCCCATAGCCCCAGCGAGCTCAGCCGGTTCTAACTTTCCAAGTCGAACAGCCTCAGCCAAAATGTCTACTGCTTCAGCGCCACCCAGGTTTGCCTCACCATAAGCGTTCACCGCTGAGGTTGCAAGATCCGCAATGGTCTTGGTGTCACCCAAACCAATAGCAGCACCCTTCAGGGATGCCTCAAGAACCTCTGTAGCGCCTGCACCACGCAAACCGGCTGAGGTGATAAAGAACAAAGCCTCAGCTGCCTCATTAGCGCTAATACCAAACTGAGGACCAAGCTTTCTAGCAGCCTCCTCAAGTTCACCAATCTCATCAGCGGTAACACCTACCAAACCCTGAATCTTGGCAAAGCTCGACTCAAACTGTGAAGCCTCACGCACACTAGCGACACCCACAGCAGCGATAGCACCGGCAGCAATCCTGCCCACATCCACTGCAAAGTTCTGGAAGTTAGCCAGAGCTCGCGTAGCGTTGTTTAGCCCCTTACCATCAAACTTAGTTACCAGGGGAATAAAGATAGCCATTAGAATCCTGCCTTACGCATTGCTAGTTCTCTGCTCGCATCTGTCATAAACTTCTTGATCGCTCTCTCCCCAAGACCCTCAATCTGAGGGTAACGCTTCACCGCTGAATCGTAAGCAAAGTATCCACCGCGCCCTCTAATTGGTTTGTAAGCGCGTATGCCACGATTGAAAGCGCGACCCTGCCCATTGATTCTGTGCTGAATCCCAGGGCTCCCAGCGCGGTCATACACCTTAGAGAAGCGTGCTCCTGGCCTCCTAGAGGAGCCTGCAAGCTCGGCGTAATCAAAACCGATACCACCGCCAGCGCGAGTGCCACCAGTGAACTTCATTGCAAGCAACCTGGTGGAACCGCCACGCGCACGCCCAGGGGTGAACGATACAGAAGAACGCACAGTGCCAGTCCACCTGGTTACACCGTTATGATTCATCCCAGACAGAGGAGCCTGCTCAGGCACATCCCCAGCGATAGCCCTAGCAACAGGATTGATAGACCCACGCATCTCAGCGCGAAGTTTATTTATCGCTTTCCTGTCAAGGTTTCTGAGCTCTTTAGTGAGCGTAGCGACACCCTCAACGCGCATCTGAGTAGAAAGCAAGGCAGAACTCCAATCCTGCCTTCTATTCTATCGCCTACGCTTACGCGGTCTCTGAGCTGCTTTAGCCTTAGCCTCCAACACCTTCTGAATCGTAAACAACATACGAGGGTGCAAGTCAGCGAGATCCTGTGGGCTAATACCAGTCTCCACAGCAATCTGTGCAATCAACCAGTGAGCTGAGGAATCCCCCAGCCCCTTTATGATTTTGGGTTGCCTGCCTCAACGCCTTCCACAGACTCAACCCACTTAGGGAAAGCATCCTTGGTTTCACCAGTGCGCTTCAGCACATGCCAGCCAAGCCACAACAGATGTGTGATTTTCATGTCCTGGTTGAGGCGTGACACAGACAGATCATATTCTGCCTCGAAAGCCACAAGGTCAGCAGCAATACCAGTGACCTCTTTGGAAGTACCGTCAAGGAAAGTAAGTAGGAGCGTAAAGTTCATGCTCCTGATACTACCCTAATTTAGGCAGTACCGCGTGTGATTGCACCATCCACAGGCCAGGTAACATCCATTGTTGCCAGATCTCCCACATTGCTTGCGAAAGGCGTGCTCTGCACAACCAGCGCGTTGAAGCTGTAGGAAGGGTTAGTGGCTGACACTGCACTGCTAGTGGGCTTCAGCACAATAGCGACAGTGCCTCCCAAGTTGTCCCACAGGGTTTCATCGACAGAGCCAGTGGCAAAATCCTGGTGCAGAGAGATGGTTACGCTGGAATCCTGCAAACCGCCAATGTATCGGCGTGCTGAGTCACCAAACGCTGTAATCTCAAGCTGTTCCCTAGACACATCGAGAGTGACCGCAGCGATGCTGTCGCTAAAGTCAGTCCCTGCAATGCTGATGTCAAAATCAGTAGCTGCGAACTTCACAGTTTCTCCTAATCCGCGTAAACGATGGCACTGAACTCAGCTGCCAAGTATTGTTGCTCTCCTAATGTTATCGCACCAATGTTAGTCATCTCCTGGAGTCTGACATCGAATGCGTTACCACCCAGAGTCTTATCAGACTGCAAAGCAGCCTTCACACCACCAGCACCTGTGGAGGCGTAAGCGTTCAACCTAGTTTGTGCAGTGCGCTCAGAAACGCGCCCCACAATGACAGTGATCGTGAAAGTGTAGAACACCATCCCACCCTGGAACGCCTGGTCATACTGCACATTGTTCAACTGGACAACAGCGATAGGTGGTGAAGGGTTGTCAGGGAGCTCAGCAGCAGTCCTCAATCCACTAATCGTGGCAAGGTTAGTTGCCAGCCCATCCCTAATATCTGAGATGCTCACGCAAACCTCATCCTTCTAAAGGGCATCAAGAGTTTCTCCACATCAGGATCTACCCTGCCCACGCGCATAACACCCAAATCACCAAAGCCCATCACACCAGTAGGGCTGTCGTAACGCTTGAACTGTCTCATCGAGAGAATGATGCACGCCTGCTTCACCGCTGTAGGGATAGAAGCCCAACCCCACACACCAGTGATCTGGATGGATGCCTCATTGCTGTTCACATTGCGTGGCTCGTAAATGGGGAAAAGGTACTGCCCAATAGCGCGTACTTGTGTGTAAGGGGTGCTAATACCACCAGCCAAACCATTCAAA